GTATTAGACGAACCAATAAAGTCACAATCGTATTCACTTCTAAATTTTTGTTCACCTCCAGAACCACCGCCTAATTGTTTAATTGTTTTTTCTTTCCACTTGTGGTCACGAAGAGGCCCACCCGGATATAGTGGCACTTGAGACCAGTGGACTTCGACTGGTGCGTATTCGTTTTTACCACTCTCTCCGGGAGCTCTGTTAGCACCTTGCCATAGACTATAAAACATGTTCAGTCCATTCGGAGTAGATACTATAAGAACTTTGGTTGTTTGACCGGATGTAATTGTTGGATATACGGAGCTAAAAAACTCATCAGCCACATTAGACGGAACGTGAGCAAACTCGTCCAAGAATATAACGTTATACGAACCACCACGAACAGCCGATGCCGAAGTGGCCGAAGCCATGGCTCTAGAACCGTTTTCCAGAGCTATAGACGTTTTGTTCCATTCTATAACTCCTTGTTGAAGCCATTTAGGAAGATATTCGTATGCTTCCTTTAAACGTTTCATGATTTCTGTTGCTGTTTTTAGTTTGTTGGCAAGAATAGCAACGTTGACGTTTTGGTTAAAAACAATGTAATGAACAAGCCAAGCCACTATTGTTGTAGTTTTTCCTGTCTGACGAGGAAGCTTTGCAATAACGTATCGATTATCTTGAATGGTATTAACAATTTTTTCTTGATAATCGTATAACTGAAAAGGTTCAAGACCTTTATCCAGAGTTACAATTTTGATATATTTTTTGATAAAGTAAACAGGATCGTTGGAGCACTTGATGTACTCTTCAATCTGTTCTTTAGTAAATTCTATCTGTGCACCAATCTCTTTAAGATTGGGATTACCTAGATATCCAGTTTTTTTCTTATACCCCATTGTTATTATCTAAAAATGTTTGACTATCTAAAGCCTTAGAACGACTACGGTCTTTATTAATCAAATCTTGCAATTCACTTGTAGAACCAACGTATATGGAATTGTTGGTCGTGTTTTTCACGCTTACTGTTTCTTTTTTTACTGCTTTAGCTTTCTGATGAAGGTCTAAAAGATCTTTATTCATATCAGCCACAGTTTTTAAAAGCTGCGATACAACTTCATAAGCACGAGGAGAGTCTCCTGCTTTAGCTACTTTAAGTATTTCTTCAATAGCATCGGTGCCATTTGATATTAATAGTTTAATGTTATCTTTAGCGTATTCAAAATCTTTATCTAATCCCTTTTCTTCTTTTTTGGGTTCTGGAACTAGAACAGATTCTTCTGGTTTAGCTATAAAATTTATACCCAAAGATTTAGAAATAATATCGTCTGTCATTCTAAAAATCCTCCAGTTATTCCAAAAGTTATTCCGCCAGGATTTATTGTCGCAGTAGCAAGATAATTTGTTATATTGAAAATTGTTTCTGTCTTTCCGTAAACATACGATTTTGCGTTAAAAATATAAGAACTTATAATTGCTCTTCTAGAATTAAAGTCACCTTCATATTCTTGAGTTAACACCGTTTGCATCAAGGTTATTGGTATGTCAATTTTTTTATGAGTATTGGTGTTTACATTAATAGTTATAACAAATTCTGGACTAAAATACGGGAGTATCTGTTCCATCATTTGTAAATTTTCATCAATGTTTCGTGAATACGCATATAAACCAAATGTAAAATTATACGGAACTTCCATGTAAGACTGTAAATCCGTATTGCCTGTAGATCCTATAAGTTTTTTATGAACCTTATTTAAATGGCGTGTTGGATCGTAAGTTATGTTTGTTATCTCAAATCCAATTTGTGGTATGTTTATTTCTACGCGGGTGTTTTCACTAATAGAGCTAGGTAATATTAAACGTTTAATAAATTTCTCTTTAGGAGAATAGGTTATAGGAACCATTATGTCCCTGTCTTCTCCTGTTGAAGTTTTTTGCATTATGTGTATATTATTAAATAACGAACCAAAAGCTATTACTAATTTTCTTATGGAATCGTTTTTATAATATGTAAACATTAGTAATTTCCTTCAGAAAATGGATCAGTCTCGGTAAAATCTAATATACCATCGTCTAAAGAAGAGATTTCTTTATTCTCTGCAGTCATGCCGTGGTCGTATGTTTCAACACTATCTATATCCGTATTACCTGTTCGCATAGCTTCTTCATTGTAAGTAAACAGACTGCAGGTTAGTTTATAGCAATACAATTTACCTAGTTGATAAAATGGATTTTCGTGTTCTACAAAGTTTATTTCAAATAATGCTTTTGCGTACGGAAAATAAACTATATCGCCTTCACGCGGTCGTTTGATATCAGGTAAACGAGCTTGAATTTCTTGTATAAATCGTTTTTTTGCTATAGTTAGAAAAATATCGTCTTTAACTTCGATACCAAATTTACTTGCTATATCGCCTTGGCCAGGAAATCCAGTAGTAGAATCTATATACATTTCTAAAGGAATTCCTATGGTAAAAAATACACCGTATTGTTCACCGAATAGTAAGTCTTGTTTAAATTTTTCACGAGGAATATAAACAAAATCACGACCCATTGTTTTTATTATTTCAATGGTTAGATCTTCTACAAGATCTTGTTCTTCAGAATAATCTTTAAAATACGGATTGACTGCCATATTAACCTGTCATAAAATCTACTGGTAGTTCAGAATTAGTTAAGAATTCTTGTTCTATCTGAGCAATTTCTGCCATAGCTTCTGCGAATACTTGAGCACCTCTCATAGTAACACCACCAGGCATAGCTACTCCATCAAATTTGGCCATGTTTGAACCCCATTGTCTCTTGATAAGAGCAGTAAGATATCGTTTTAAATATCGATCATCGTATATTTTAGTGTAATCATCAGGATTTAATGATGCGTATGCTTGAATGGCCAACCAGTCACCGGGATGTGTTTCTTGTTTCCAGTCCATGTTTAAGTGTAGTTTGCCTGCTACTTTGCTAAATTGAATAGCCTTTTCTGGTTGAAAATAATCTTCAATGAGTTTAATGTAACGCATCATAGCATCATAATTAGCAAGACCTAGCGCGTGCGTACCTTGAAGGTTTCGATTGACACCAAAATAGTCGGTTAACGCCATTTGATAACGAATATCAAACATATTAATGTTTGCAAAACTACCAAATTGCATAACTTTAACCACAGAGACTATTTCATTTCCGGTAGGACCGTTAGTTCCGTTTGGTGGACCAATATCAGAAACAGAAATGTATTGATTGTCTATATCTTCTTGTGTTACTTGGTATTTAAAAAATACCTTTTCAACGCCGTCAAAATGGCGTTCAACAAAATAATCTAAAGCATCGTCTAAACGATCTTCACATTGCTGCCAGTCAACGTTTATTTCGATAACCGGAGCACCTAGTTTTCGTAAACAGTACTCTATTAATGTTTGTCTAGAATTTGGTCTTGCCATAAAATACCTGTAAGTATTTATGGCGTTTTATATTTCTAAATTAATTAGTAGGTTCTGTGGATGTATTTGGTGTCGTTGGAGCAACGGGAAGGCTTACAGGAGTAGTTAAAACCTGATTAAAATCTATATTTTCAATGTAATATCGCCTAGTTACTGGTGTGTTGGCCTCATCTGGCGCACTAGGTTCGTAGTTAGTAAATCCGGGCATGTTCAAAGGGCAGTTTAATTTAGGATAGTCTAGTTTACTGTACTCTTCGCCGTTTGACATTAGCCATGTAGACGGTTTATCACCACATCCACAACCACCACAATAGTGTTTTCCAGAAGTTTGGCTATCACGAAGATATTCGCATGGAGTTAATTCTCCTCCTTGAGATTTATTTCCAAAACAACTAAGAACACGCAATTGTTTTATAGGTTTATTTACCTTTTCGTTGCTGATACCACGAGAAGCAATAGCCGAAGCAAAACTTTTAACCATGCTTATACTTTTAGAAAATCTATTAGTTGGACTTCCGGGAGTAGCAGATCTAAATTCAACAGGTGGTTGAGTAGGCGCAGTTGGTGCGTTTGCCTGTGGTTGAACTGTGTTTTGGTTATTCTTTTTATTACATCCACATCCCATAATATAAACTCCTATTGTCTAATATTATATAGTTACGTTAGATAAATTCTTCTAAAAAGTCTAATCTTGGTAGCTTTATTTTTTTCCAGTAAACTCACATTAGCGTAATCACTAGAATTTGCGCTTTGAATAAACATATATTGTTTATTATTGTTAAAAGATTGTTTTCCATTTATACTAAACGGCGTTGACGTTAAATATTTTCCATTTATTAAATTTACATTATCGTATACTACAGTATTTAATTTGATGTTTTTAAAATATAAAGCCAGCTCATCTAAACTTGGAAGATACCAATCTGTGAAAGAATTTGCTGTATGATTTTTAATGGTTGTGTACAGCAAACTATTATAATTTTCGGTATTAGACCATCCATCGTATTCGTTTGCAGCTAGATCTGTATAATTTTCTGTTTCAGTATTAAATGAGCTTATAGGTAAATCTTGAAGATCTGCTATAAGTATCCACGAACGGTTGCTTTGTGTGCCCCTTGCTGTGTAAGTTACTGCAGTTCCAGTAAAATCATTTCCTAAAACTTCAGAAGTATTTTCTGTAAAGGTTCCAACGTATATTCCTCCTTGGTAGTATTCGCCAATAGCTGGAATGCGTTTAAACGAATAAGTAGACTGCGAAACCGAACTGGTTGTAGCAGATGGAGGAGTTCTACCCGTTGGCATAAAAATATCAGAACAAGGAGAAAGAGTACACGAACGTAAAGTTCCGTTGTACGGGGGAGTCCAAACTCCATCACCACATTCTAATTTAGTTGTAATAATACACTCTGTAGATTCTGTGGTTACTCTACAACAATTACCAATCAAATCACTAGAATTAAAACAGCCAGTATTGTCGTCAGGAACGCACACTTCTTTATTTGTGTTTTTAATTTTTATTCCGTTACAAGTGATGTCTCCGCCTTGATTTTCGCAAGTTTTTGCTGGATAGAATGTAGAGTGTAAATTTTCTGATGTTCCTTCGTTTAAGTTGAAACAGTCTAGATCGTTATTTACTTGCTCGCACGTCTGATAATAGGTGCCTTGGTTATTTTTCCAGTGGCAACACGCTCCGTCTGTGAACGTTAGTGTTGGCGAGCCCGGAACAGGTAAATCTACTAAACATCCTCCAGCAGCAATACACTGAGAATCGCCCTCCGCTCCGCGAATATATCCACCGCCCGGACATTGAGCAGGAGAAGATACAGCGGTTCCGGTTTGACAACACCAACCAGAATCTAATCCGGTTATGGTTGGATTTGCATTATTATTAGCTATTCTTGAACGGAAATGTATACTCATTTTAGCAATCCGGTAAAGTAGAACAGTCTCCAAACGCTTCACAGTCTATTTCAACACACCGTGAAACACCGTCAACTGTTAATAGTTTTCGTGTTGTTGTTCTGGGAGGAAGACTTCCGCCAGTCGATGGTGGAGTTGCCCCCGGTCTTAAAATAGTTATATATTGGGTGTTTTCTATAACTCTAATGTCGTCAGTACCATCACCAATAGGATCTCCGCTAACAGGATCTGTACCAACAGTTACATCTTTTCCAACAATAATTGTAGTGGTTATTTGTAGTTTTACTGTTGTATCATTACTAAAATTATCTACTGGGAAATGGTCATATTTCCATGGTCCAAATGTTTTTTCATAATTACGATCATAATTTAAGTCAAAAAGCATTATACCACCAGTATCGTCTCCAGTAGTAGTAGTTGTGGGAGACGCCACTCCTGCATCTGTCGATTTCTTAACAGTCCATACGCTGTAAGCCCAGGTTAGTATAGACCACTCTCCTTCTGTTAGCGGTACAACAGTAGATACAGGATCTAAAGTTACGTTTAACGTGAAAGTGTCTCCATTGTCAACAACGTTTGGTATAATATTAGGAGAAGTTACAGGCATTTCTTCCCATACGATTTTATCTCCGGCTATATTGGTGTAAATTGTGGGATCAATTTTTACAACCTTTTGTATTGGTTGTGTTTTAGAGAAGAACTCATCGTTTTGGCCTGCTAGTCCATCCCAATACACGTACAGTGGGCCTAATGGTTTATTGACTAAATCTGAAATAGTAAATGTTTCATTACTACGAATTTTCTTTAGATTTGGTTCAATTTCGTCTCCTGGATTTGAAGAAGATACCGTGATAAAACCAGAAGCGTCTACTCTTCCTGTAGAATAGTACAGCCAATAATCTGTTAGTGTTGTAGTGTTATTTACCAGATCTATCTCGTATAATTGTGGTTTTATTGTCTCAAAGTTATTAGTGTTATCAGGATCTTGTAAAACAAACAACACGTATCGTTTAGATCCTGGTAACGATTCTCGTTCGCAGTTATCAAGCTGAGTGGTTGACGGCAATCCTAAATTAGTTCCTGTTCGGGGCTCACACGATAGTCCTAAAAACTCACAGGGTTCAGTAGAACAATAATTTGTTCTGGTATTGAATGCATTACACGGGCAATATCTGGGTTTCCAGATCAACTCGTTCATGTATGACTGTAGCAATAATGAATTTTCAAAAGTTATAGACGCATTAGTTAGATTATCAATTTTTTGGAAGGAACAACTTCCTTTATAATTGTTACCAACACCAGTCGGTGCAGTGGTTGATCGTGGTTGTAAATTTTGACATATAACAGGTTTAGATGTCCAATATTGTTTGGTAGTTCTTTGTCGTGCCCCTTGTGGTCCGGTTGGTATATCACCAAATGGTATTAGATCCGCAATAAATCT